TTTTGCTAAGTTAAGCAGGAACTATAATGACCTAAATCCAGAACAATTATTAGCAGAGTACTACTCTCAGACTGAAGAGGATTTAGACCAAGATGATATTGCATATATGATTGAGGATAAGTTTGCTTACGATGAGGATATTGATGAGCCTAAGGACATCAAGAAAAAAGAACTTGCTAAGAAAAAAGAACTTGCTAAGGCAAAGAAATTCTTTGAGGATTCAAAAGAAGCGTATAAAATACCTATCGAGTCGAAAGGTGGTTTAGTTTCAAACGATGAAAAAGAAGGTTACGATGCTTACAAGAAATACGTTCAAGAATCGCAGACTTATCAGCAAGAAAATTCTAGAAAGTCTGAATATTTTCAAAAGAAAACTGAAGAAGTTTTTTCTAATGAGTTCAAAGGTTTTGAGTTCAATGTTGGAGAAAAGAGTATAACGTTTTTACCTGGAGATACTACAGAGTTAAAGAATGCTCAATCAGATGTTACAAATTTCATATCTAAACATTTAGATGCGAATGGACTAATATCAGATGCTAAAGGTTATCATCGTTCATTAGCAGCGGCTATGAATCCTGAGAAAATGGCTAAGTTCTTTTATGAGCAAGGCAAGACTGATGCGCTATTAGATAGTACAAGAAAAATAAAAAATATAGATATGGAAACACGTAGTGTACCACAGTCTAGCAGTCAATCAGGATTTAAAGTAACGGCAAGTGATGGAGATAGCGGTAGAGGACTAAAAATTAAAAGTTATAAACATTAAAAAACACGACTATGTCAGTATTGCCAACTCCTGGGTTTTCATTAACCCCATCGGCTGAAAGAAAAACTCTTTCTACCAATTACATCACCGACTTCAACTTCTTGAATCAGTATCTTCCTGATACTTATGAAAAAGAATTTGAACGTTACGGAAATCGCTCAGTTGCATCTTTCTTAAGAGCAGTTGGAGCTGAAATGCCATCTAACTCTGACCTTATTAAATGGGCAGAACAAGGTCGTTTACACACTAAATATGTAAACTGTGTCGCTACTGGCTTTGCTGCTGGTTCTGATACAGCTACAATTATTGTGAATGATTCTATTTCTGGTGGTATTGCATTTAGAAAAGGTCAAACTGTTTTCTTATCTTCTAACAGTACTGCTGCTAATTCAAACAAAGCAATTATTACTGATGTAGATTATACTGCTAATACTTTTGACGTAGCTTACTACGCTGCTGCTGGTCAAACATTTGGAGCAACTTCTGTAGTTACTGCATTCGTTTATGGTTCTGAATTTAGAAAAGGAACTGAAGGAATGGAAGAATCTCTTGAGTCAGTTGATGACATCTTCGAGAATAGCCCAATTATCATCAAAGATAAATATGCAGTATCTGGTTCAGATATGGCACAAATCGGATGGGTTGAGGTAACTACTGAGAATGGAGCTACTGGATACTTATGGTACATTAAATCAGAGCACGAAACTCGTTTACGTTTTGATGACTACTTAGAGATGAGTATGATTGAAGCAGTTCCTGCTGAGGCTGGTTCTGGAGCTATTGCAAATACTGTTTACGGAAACAAAGGTTCTGAAGGTTTATTCTATTCTATCAACGATAGAGGAAATGTTTGGGGTGGTGGAAATCCAACTGCTTTAGCTGATTTTGATGCTATTATCCAAAGACTTGACAAACAAGGAGCTATCGAAGAGAATGTATTGTTCTTGAACCGTCAGTTCTCTTTTGATGTTGACGATATGTTAGGAGCACAATCTTCTAATGCTGCTGGTGGAGTTTCTTACGGTTTGTTTGACAACGATAGAGAGATGTCATTGAACTTAGGTTTCACAGGTTTCCGTAGAGGTTACGATTTCTACAAAACTGACTGGAAATACTTAAACGATGCTACATTAAGAGGTGGTATTGTAGGTGGATCTGTTAATGGAGTATTAGTACCTGCTGGTTCTACTACAGTTTACGACCAAGTTCTTGGTAAAAACGCTAAACGTCCATTCTTACACGTACGTTACAGAGCTTCTGAAACTGAAGACAGACGTTACAAAACTTGGATTACTGGTTCTGCTGGTGGAGCTTCTACTTCTAGCTTAGATGCTATGGAAGTTCACTTCTTATCTGAAAGAGCTTTATGTACTTTAGGTGCAAATAACTTCTTCATCTTTGAAGCATAATTAATACCTTAACAGGGGAGTAACATCCCCTGTTATTTTTTTAAATTTTAAATCTTATCAAATGAAAAATGAATTAACATTAACGGACAAAGTATATGTCCTAAAGAAAAAGAGTACGCCACTTACTTATATGTTGGCATCAAGAAATACCCACAGAGCTGCATTATTGCACTTTGATGGAACTTCACAAAGAGCGTTACGATATGCAAGAAACCAAAAGAGCCCATTTGAGGATGAGCAAGATGGAAATGCTATCTTAGAACCTATTATTTTTGTGGATGGAGCTTTGAGTGTTGCTGGAAATAATCCAGTATTACAACAATTTTTAGATATACACCCTGCAAATGGTTCTATATTTGAGGAAGTTAATACAGAAAAAGATGCAACATCTGACGTTGATAGATTATCAAGCGAATTAGATGCTCAGATTGCAGCAAGAGACTTAAGTATTGAACTACTTGAAGCAGTAGCTCGTGTATTACTTGGTTCTAAAATTGAGAAAATGTCTACTGCTGAATTAAAGCGTGATATTCTTGTTTATTCAAGAAACCATCCGAGACAATTCTTAGAGATGTTGAATGATCCAATGTTACAACTTCAGAATACTTGTGCTAAATTCTTTGAGTACGATATATTAAGATTAAAAAATAAGGGAAGAGATATTTATTATAACTTACCTTCCAATAAAAAGAAATTACTTACCGTTCCATTTGGAGAGGAAACAGTATACATCTTAGCGTCATATCTTCAGACCGATGAAGGAATCGAGGTCTTACGACTATTAGAGAATCACGTTAAGTAAATTAATAAGGGAGCTAAACGCTCCCTTTTTTTACTATTTCTATTAATTTTTTAAGACATTCAAATTCTGATTCTTCGTAAGTTAAATACATATCATTAAATAGGTCATCGGATAAATTATTATCACTTGAATCAACTACTCTACATTCAAATTTTGAAGATTTATGATAATAAATACTATGATGATACGAATATTTCTCTCTAAACCATCTAAATGCTTGTTGGTAAAGTGGTGCAAGTACGACAATTTCTTGATTGCTTTTTGTGTATTCATTTTCTTCAATAAATAATTCATAATCAATCACATCAAACCAAGCTAAACAAGGTTTATCAAATCCTAATTCTTTTAAAGCTAATGCTTCTGTGTAACCTATAAATTCTTTTTCCATTTAATTTTATTTAGACCGCAAATGTACAACATATTTTTTCACTATCTTTGTAAAAAGTTTTATAAATGATAAATTCGGTTAGAAACACTGTATTGTCGGTAGCTAATAAGAATAACTTTGGGTATATTACACCTGAAGATTTTAACTTATACGCCAAACAAGCACAGTTAGATATATTTGAGAATTATTTCTACCAATATAATAATTGGATAGTTAAACAAAATGCAAGAATGTCTGGTACTGGATACTCAGATATTGTAAAACACTTAGAGGAGACTATCGATAGTTTTTCAACTACCGCTACGTTAGTGTACGATATTCCGTCTGGAACCTTTGAGTTACCATCAGACTACTACTACCTAAACTCAATTAGATACAATAATTCTAAAGAGATTGATAGGGTTACTCAAGATAAGTTACTTTATTTGTTAACATCTAACCTTACGAGTCCATCGACTATGTTCCCTGTTTATTCTATGGAATCAGCGTCTTTAACGGTATATCCCGATACTATTGACTCGTTAGTTAAGGCTCAGTATATTCGTATGCCTAAGGACCCGAAATGGACTTATACAACTATCGTAGGAGGTTCGCCATTGTTTGACCAATCGGCTATTGATTACCAAGACTTTGAAATACCTGCTTCTGACGAGGTTTCTTTGGTATCGAAAATATTACAATATGCAGGAATATCTATTAGAGAAGCCGATGTATATGCATTTGGAACTTCACAAGAAACCGCAAATAAACAAATAGAAGGATAATATGGCTTATTTAAACGGTTATCAATACTATGAAAATTCAGGAAATAACCCCGAAAATGAAAATTGGGGTTCATACCAATACATATCGTTATCTGATATTGTAAATAACTTTATGTTATTATATGTTGGTAATGATAAATTGATAAATAATATTAGTAAATATAATGTTTTATTTCACGCTAAACGTGGTATTCAAGAAATAAACTACGACGCGTTAAAGGAGATAAAGGTATTTGAGATAAGTATTTGTGATGATTTAAAATTTGTCCTTCCAAACAATTATGTTAACTATGTTAGAATGTCTTTATACAAGAATGGAATACTTAGACCTCTTTCTGAAAATATACAGGCGAATTATAGTAATAGTTATTTACAAGATAATAACTGTAGAGTATTATTTGACCAGGATGGTGATGTTTTAGAGGGAACGTCTATATTAGACTATGATAGAATCAATGACCAAGTAAGAACAATCTATCTAGGAGAAGGTAAATTCTCTGGTAGAGAGGGATATAATATTGATGGAAGATGGTACTTTGACTATAATGTTGGATCTCGTTTCGGTTTAAATACAGAGACAGCAAATTCAAATCCTACATACAGAATTGACAAGCAATCAGGGGTAATTAATTTTAGTTCTGGAATGGCTGGTGAGCTATGTATTTTAGAGTATATCTCTGACGGAATGGAAGGTGGAGATGATTCTGAGGTTCAGGTAAACAAACTTGCTGAAGAGTTTATGTACGCATATATGAAGTATGCAGTATTAAATAACAAAACAGGAGTTCAAGAATATGTCGTACAACGTGCTAAGAAGGATAAAACAGCCCTTTTAAGGAATGCAAAAATAAGATTGAGCAATATGCATCCTGGAAGATTATTGATGAATCTGAGAGGTAAAGACAAATGGATAAAATAATATGGCAAACGTTGAGGTAAACTTCTTAGCTGGAAAAATGAATAAAGATTTTGACGAGAGGATTATTCCTCCTGGTCAATATATTGACGCATTAAATATTAGAATTGGATCAAGTG